ATCAATCCTAAGCTATACCAATGGCAGCACATACGAAATTCATGGTACGGACGATGAAAATACCGTTCACGGTCTTACTCAGGATGTAGCGCACTTAAACGAGCCTTATGATATCTCCCGTGAGGTTTTCAATCAGATTGACCAAAGAACTGCAGACTTTTTGTTTATTGACCTAAACCCAAAACAGGGGCATTGGTCGGACGATCTTGAAAAAGACCCACGAACTTTAGTAATTCATTCCACCTTTTTAGATAATCCCCTTTGTCCGGAGGAATCAAAAAATAAAATACTTTCTTACCAGCCGGTAAAGCTCTGCTCCATCGTGCTGGATAAAAGATTAACAGAGCAAGACGCAAGGCAATACGATTTAGTTGCCAATCCTGATAATTTTGATGCAAATGAAATAGCAGAGCTTGCCAGGTGCCGGGAGAACGAATTTAAAAATTCAGCGAACGATTTTAACTGGAATGTTTACGGGCTTGGGTTAAAAGCAGAACGACCAAACAGGATATTTAATTGGGAAGAAATACCGGACAGCGTTTATTTTGATCTCAAAGTGCCGGTTTACTCAGGATCTGACTGGGGTAAAGAACATCCTTGGGGTATCTTGGACGCTAAATATTACGATGGTGGGCTTTATCTTCATGAGCTCAACTATACCAGTGAGAATGAAATAAGAAAGAACCTTACCACCACGGAGCGTGCTGAAATAGACGCTTCAGACGAGGGTATTGTAACTTGGATGTTTAAAAAATTGCAGATTCCTTACGAAAGAAATATAATTTGTGACAGCAACCGGCCATTAAAGATACTTGCATTGCGTGAGGCCGGATGGGAATACGCACAAGGGGCAGTAAAAGGGCCAGGTTCTATAATAGACGGTATTGACCTACTGGATAATATTAAAGTTTATTTCACCGCATCCTCCGAAAACATCCGCAATGAGCAGGAAAACTACTCCCGTAAGGTAGATAGTAACGGGGTTGTCTTAGAAGTGCCGGAGGATTTAAATAACCACCTGATTGACCTTGCCCGATACATTGCTCAATTCTTGCAAAACGAAGGAATTATTAATACAATTTAATCAAAAAACATACACTGTATTTAAGATAATTGTACCTTAGATGAAACGTTTGGGGCGTTTAAAACTTTTTTGCTCAACTTAATTTAAACCTCCCCAAAAGGTTTATTTTTTGTTGGGCAATTTTATTTAAAAGAAAAATTATGAACAAGGTATTATGGGTAATTGTGATATCTATACTAATACTTGATTTAGTTGCGCTAGTTTCCATGTTTTACTGGGAGCCAATAAATAAGGGAAGCATATTCATAACATTCTGCAGTACGTTTGGGTTATGTTCCTTTTTATTCCTATTGCTTCCTGCAATTAATAAACTAAAGAAATAATTTATGATACACACCTGCTCAAACACATCACCCAACTTAGGCGTAAAGTGCGATGAAACGTATATCCCAAAGGTCAAGCAATTAACTTTAACCGGGAACCAGGCTAAAAGATTAAAGGCAAAGGGGTTTATTACGATCAAAAAAAATGGCCAAAAAATTAAGGCTGTTTTGTCGACTGAAAATATTGTGTAACTTTTACAGATTAAAAATCAAAAATGAATCACATCAGCATGGTATCAAAGGCGCTTGAAATTGTAGTCAATACAATAAACATAGGTAAGGCTATTGCTGCCATTGCAAAGCAGTTTCCCAAAGGCAAGCATAGAAAGAACGTATTTATAAAAGAATACAACAGGAGGCCAAGGAATAAGGCTAAAAGAGCATCATTGATTAGACAGGCCGCAATTACTGCAGCAATTTGTTCAATTCAAAACAGGGTTATCCTGTCGCAGCCTATCCCAAGTTATATAAAAGGTTCGAATTGCGGACCTGATGGCATGTATGAAGTTACTAGGAAGGAACAGTTTGATGGGTTAAGTAATTTGCCGTCATTCAAATTCGAGCACCGCATGACACCTGAAAAACTCGCTGCCTTGTTGGTTAAAGACCCTATGACGGATAACAGTCCGTTTATATTTAATTCAGATAAATCAGAAACCTGTAGTGAAAATTTTAAAAAAGATGAGCAATGATACCAGCAAGTGATTTAAGGAAAGGAAATATACTTAATTTTTTGGCTAAAAATGGTGAACTGATAGCCAGGATACCAAGAGCGCTATCAGTTCACCAAATACTCTGGATTGATGAAAACCAAAGTGATGTTGCTGATTTTTGGGAGCCAGTACCGTTAACCCCTGATATTTATGAAAAATGTGGGTTTGTTCGAGAGCCTAACAATGAGTATGTAAAAGATAATTTTGTTTTTAGGAAGCAGCAAAACGATTTTATATTATATGGTTTTGAGCATGACTATAGCGGGGTGATTTTAATACATCCTGTATATCTTCACGAACTCCAAAACATCGTTTACTGGCTTTCAAAAGAGGAATTAACCGTAAATTTATAACCATGTTCACACCGCAAAAGAGCCCGCCAAAATTCGTTAATAATAGGCTGATTGGTGATTCAAATACCGATTTAACAGAACTGTTTGAAAGAAAGGATTTACCAGGTAAAATTATTTTTACATCAAATAATAATATACCTGTAATCGTAATTGTGAATTTGTAATTTAAATTTAAAACCCCTGCCTAAAAAAGCCGGGGTTTTTCATTTTAATCATGAGTAGTACTGCAAAGCATAAAGGTAAATATTTCCACAAAATAAACTATTAAAATAAATATTTTGTATTTAAATTAATTATTTCGTTAAATTTGAATCGTATTTCTGCCATAAATAGGCAGCATACGGTAAAATAATTGGCAAATACCTTTAAATCTCTCTTTACAGGGCTATTTAGCAGCACGTTTAAACCATCCCGTGAGGACGATGGCTTTATGCCTTTCTCCTCAATAGTGGGAGTTGCGCCAGTTTTCAACAACTACGGAGAAACTGAGCAAAAGTTAAAGGCCATTCTTTCAAATCCCGCTTTACTTAAAGTATTCTGTCTGCAATGCGATATGTTTTCTCTTGGCAAGATCACTGTATCAAAGAATGGCATAGAAGACCCGAACGACCCTTTAATTAAACTTTTCAACCGGCCAAATAAATACCAAAGCAGATCGCAGTTTCTTTGGGATTTTATGTTTTGGACCATGCTGGATACTTCTTATTGCAACATTTCAAGCAGTATAGCAGAGAATGAAGATAACAGCATGTATTACCTTGACCCTACAAAAATAGAATGGCCGGATATCATTAAAAAGGCTCAGGATAAATTTGTTTTCTCAAAAAAGACATACGGAGACATACTGAAGGCAAAAATAAAGTACCGTTACCTGGATGGCACAACTACTGAATTCCCCCTTTCGCAAATATTAATCACAACAGACCTTACCAACGGAACCGGTAACTGGTTTAAGGGCTCGTCTCGTATAGACGCATTGCACAAAGTAATTTCAAACAGTGAGGCTGCACTAGATGCAAGTAATATCAATATCAGGTATTCCGGGAAGTTCACCATTTCAGGACAGGCGGATCCAAAAGATACTACAAAAGTGCCGTTAGGTACTGCTGAAGCGCTGGACATAGAAACAAGGATAAACGGACGTAAGCAAGTGCATGCGTTTAAATCTATGCTGGATATAAAGCGATTTGTTGAGGATATGCGAAGACTTGAACTAGGTAAACAGTATTTGGAAGCCTATTTTATAATTGGCTCAATGTATAATATCCCTCGTGATGTATTGGAGGCTTACGTTTCATCCACCTACGAGAACCAGGAAAAGGCCAGGGCTAGCCACGTAAGCTACACATTACAGCCAAAAGGTGATGACCTAATGGAAGCGTTCGCCGAAAAATTCGGATATCAACTACAGGGTAAGAAACTGCATATAAGCTGGAATTATCTTCCATTCATGCAGGTATTTGAAAAGGATAAAGCGATTACCCGTAATACCCAGGTACAGGCATTGACCGGGCTGTTAAAATTGGGTATTGATATAAAAGAAGTGAATGAATTTTTAGGTACAAATTTTAAAAGTGCAAAATATGAGCAAGGAAAACAACCGGCTTCAGCATCCTAAACAGGTTACAAAGGAAGAGGCTAAAAAGATATTGGATAAGAAAGAGGCATTGATAAAATCAGGTAAACAGATAAAAAAATGATACAGTGTAAAGCCATTTTTGATGATAAAAAATTTGAAACTAAAGAAGAGTTTCATAGCCATGTCATTAAAAACATTGATGAAATTATACGGACAAAAAAAGCGTCTGTATATGAATCTATTGGTAAAAATGCACTCCTTTCCTCTTTCATTGATTACGTAGGCAAAACAGAAGAGCAGATTAAGGTTGGCCCACAAATGAAAGATGGTTTCATTTACCCGGTAATTAATAGCTGTAACTTTTTCGATAGCCACATGGATGTGCATTTTGATGGTATCTGGACCAGGTCGGCAAAGGAGCAGAACGGTAAGTTATTCTATGTTCTGGATCACGAAGTAAAGACTGGAACAATAATAGCATGGCCGGAAGATGTGAACGTAATGGTAAAGAATGTTCCATGGTCTTTTTTAAACCAGCCTTACGATGGTAATACTGATGCGTTGATCTATGAGATAGACAAAACAAAAATAGTTAGCCCGGTTGCTAAGGAAATCGTAGACAACAAGCGCCCGATACAAAATAGTGTCCGAATGCAATATGTGACTATTAAGCTTGGAATGAATAGTACACGAAAGGAGGATTCCGAGTACAAGAAATATTATGATGACCATATAGATTTAATTGTGAACAAACAAGAAGTAATAGACGGTGGTGAAGTTTTCTTTGGAGTTGAAGAGGCTAAGATTATTACAGAGGGTAGCATGGTTATCCGTGGCTCAAACAGAGCTACACCAGTAAGGCAAAAAAATGAGGAGCCCGCAGCAAGCAGCTCTGAAGAAATAGGGTCCGCAGCAAGCAACCCAAAAGCAACAATTTTTATTAACCCAAATTTATTTTAAAATGTTTAAATACAAAACAGAAGCGGAACTAACCGCAATGACACCGGAGCAAAGGGATATTTACTCCGAGCAGAAAAGAGAATTCGAAGCCAAAGGAACCAAAGAAATGATCCAGGCTGAATTAAAAGCTGCATTTCCTGCCAAAACACCCGAGCAAATTAAAGCTGAATCGGATGCTATTGAAGCAGAAAAAACCGAAAAGGAAAATAATAAAAGGCAGTTGGATGAGATTAAGGAAACTGTTAACCAGTTAAAAGAACAAACAACCATTGATCCGGCAAAAGGCGAATCAATAAAGGCTTTTGCTGAAAAAAACAAAGAAGCTATTAAGGCTTCTGCCAAAAAAGGACACGAATTCGAAGGTGTTATTAAAGCGGATACCGTAAGGGCGTCAGTTACGAATAACGCACACGGCGAAATTATACCTGGCATCGGATCTCTTGCTTCAAGAAAATTGAGCATATACGATGTTTTCCGTAAAGTACCGGTAGCAACGGATCGCAATGGAGTAGTAAGGTATGCGGACTGGGATGCAGCAACATCAGTGCGTGCCGCTGCCGCTGTTGCAGAGGGCGGAACATTCCCTTCATCTACTGCCAAATGGCAGATGTACAGCATGAACCTGGAAAAAATTGGTGATTCAATTCCTATGTCAGAAGAATTCCTGTATGATAGTGCAATGTTTGCTGCAGAGGTTGACAATTTCCTGCGTGTGAACATGGCTATTAAAAGAGATACTGACCTGACCGACGGAGATGGTGCAAGTCCTAATGTAAATGGCTTGCTTAACCAGTTAACCGCTTATGTTCCGGTTGCCGCTGGTATCGTTGATGCTAATATGTACGACCTGCTTGTAAAGGCTAAAGAATCAATTTCCAAGCCATACGGCGGAAAATTCAGCCCTGACACAGTGTTGATGAACATTACAGACATCAACAACATGCAGTTGGAGAAAGACGGAAACAATAACTACATACTACCTCCTTTTTATGACCGTGCAGGCATGAGGGTTGATGGTATGGCTGTTGTTGAGTGCAACAGCCTTTCAGCCGGCACAATGGTGTTAGGTGATAGCCGTTTTGGTGCAATTTACCAGGAAGGAGATATTACCGTTACAACCGGATTGGCAACAGGTGACTTTGAAAGCGACATGGTTACTTTGAAAGCTCGTCAAAGAATGAACCTGTTAATCAAAAATTCTGAAAAATTAGGATGGTTGAAGGTGACTGATATCGCAGCCGCTTTATTAACCATTGCCAGCTAAATTAAATCATTATGAAACACGTCATTTTTTTGGAAGATTTCGCAAACAAACTTAAAGGCGAAAAATCTATGGCTCGTTCGCAGGTTGCAAGGGTCTTAGTTGATAGAGGCATAGCGCAATTTGTTGAAGGTGAAGAGATCGCTGAACAGGCTGAAATACCTGAACAACAGATTGCAGAATCCGAACAGGCCGAAATAAAAACGGAGATCACTGAACAGGCGACAGAGCCAATAGAGGAGCCAAAAGAAGTTGCTGAACTTCCAAAAAGTGACGTGTTAAATGTGGTTAAAAAAAATACTCACAAAAAAAATAAATAACATGAAAAAAATATTGTTTATCGTTTTTTTAATATCGGCAACCTTATTTGCCACTGCGCAAACAAAGCCGATACTGGTTACAACTACCAGCTATTCGAAAGTACTTGATACCGTTCTTAGCACGGCGACAAAATCAACAACCCCTTTTGCCATAGGGCAATGGAAAGCCGGTTTAACTGCACAGGTTGAGGTTACAAAGATATCTGGAACAGTTGGCGGTTCCATTGGCCTTTATGGTTCAATGGGTGGGACTGTATTTACCTTAATAGGTTCTGCAGCAACTGCAACGGATGCCACTAACTCATATTCGTTTAATACGACTGTAGCGTGGAAGTATTTCCAGGTGAAATATACCGGGGCAAGTGGGCAATCAGCATCTTTTAAAACTTACTTACTCCCCTATTAATGCTAATCAACAACTCATATTTTAAAGGCGAAAATTTAATTCCGAACGCAATCGAAGCGGATGTGACTGCAATAATAAACAGCATGACCCAAAAGTACGAGCCGGATTATTTACAGAAGGCTTTAGGATATGAGTTGTCTGAACTGTTCATTACTGGCATCGCAGAGGTTACCCCGGATCAAAGGTTCATTGATTTAAAGATGGGAAAGGTATTCACTGATTCAAGAGGCATGGTTCAAAAATGGGGCGGGTTTGCACCTGAAATTTCAGCAGGCGTACCGGATATTAACACTCCGATCGCTGACTATGTGTTTTATTTTATTCTGAATAAAGATGCAATTGAAAATACCGGAATAGGAACGGCTAAGCCAGCGGCAAAAAACGCTGTCATCGTTTCCCCGGCAGACAAAATGTGCTTTGCATGGAATGAAATGGTAAGGAAAACGAAGACGCTTGTTGCGTTTTTGAACGCTAACATGGGCGTATATCCTGAATTCAGGACGTATGCAGGCAGCGAAGAATTGGAGATATTGTTAACCCGCTTAATCCCTGGATTCAATTGAACCAGATACCATCCATATCAGACGCATTAAAAGCAACAGTTGCAAAGGTGGATGCCGCTATTATAGCAAACACTTCGCTTGACTGGGGAAATCTTAACAAGCGGGTTTACTACATGCAGGGGCACCCGATGGAGCTTGCCGGAATACTTCAAAGTTTTACCAAGGCAAGTTTACCAAAGTACCCTTTGGTTATTTTGGTGAGGGATGTAGAGGACCAAACAGCAACAACCGGGCAAAATGGGATCAATACACAGTTTAACGCCCGGATAATAATCTGTATGCGTACAGAGCCATCACTAAGGGGAGATGCCAGGGAGGCCGCAACATTTAAACCAGTTCTACACCCGATATTTTGGGAACTATTAAATCAGATTTCAAACAGCGATTTGTTCAACATGCCGACTATTGAGGACATGAAATTAAAATGGACAGACCGCTACTATTGGGGGGTGAATGACGAAAATAAAAACATTTTCAATGATCATATTGATGCAGTAGAGATAAAATCTATTTCGCTAAACGTCAACAATGAGCATTGTATTTTCAAAAATTTTTAAAACAAATTAACTCATGGCAGATATTTTTAATTTACCAAATTGCGGGGGTTCTACTTCCACTTTTAACAGTGGTGTTCCCATTTGCGATGTGATAAGGAAGCAGCCAAAGGCGCTTATCTTATTGGATAACGGCGTAGAATTTACGCCTGCTGATTTTGCCTCTATTGCCAGTGCAGTTGCAGCGATTAAAACCGCTACACGTGCAGCAAGGGGCGCAAGGGCTTATCCTATAAAGGATTTGACCAACTATGAAGATGCAACAAAAGAACCTACACGGGGAACAGTTGGTAATTTATCTCAGACAGATATCATCATTACCGATGCAATCCCGGCGTTTAAATTCCAACACAGAAAAGGCGATCTATTTCACAATCAATTAGCGGCTGCACAAAATGCAAACCTGAAATTAATGATACTGGATTCAGCTTATGTTTTGTATGGAACTAAAACAGCAGGCGGTAATCTTACCGGTTACTCTCTGAGTGAGTTTTACGCAGAGCTTGCAAAATTCGCCACTGCATCGGAGCCAAGCAAATACCCTTTCTCTGTTACGCTGGATTCATTGAGTGAGTACAAAGAAAACTTGCTTTTTGTACAGTTGGATTCAACCATTTTGGGCATATCCGGTAACGTAGACGTTACATTATCAATTGTGAGCCAGTCAACAAACGTGCTTAATGTAAAAGTAACAGGGCGTGGCGGAAAGAACCTGGGAGACTTGTACGCAACTGAACTGGCAGACGCTGCAGCATGGCCTATCTACAATAACCAAACCAATGCCGGGGTAACAACTACATCTGTTACCTATAACACAGCGGGAGGTTATTTTGTAGTGACATCTGATTCTACAGCCTATGCAGCTTTAACCAGCACACAGAAATTCAGGGTTGATTTACCTACACCGGCAGCATTAAGTTTGCTTGGAGTTGATGGTTATGAAAGCCTGGGGCCTGTTTACATTACGAAACCTTAATTGAGATACCTATTAGGAGTCCTGAAAAGTCAGGGCTCCTATTTTAAAACATTTTTATGAAAATAGACAATCATTATTTCAACGAAACGCACTACAAAGGCTGGAAAGAAGAAGATTTTATTAAAGACCAATTGCAAAGTGTGCAGGATAGCTACGGAAGCAAAGAAAACAAAATCGCATTCCTGAAAGAAGCCTTTAAAAAAATAAACCCGGTTACTGAAAAAGCTGCAAAAGAAGTAAAGTAATTGACAACTATAAATACCATACTATCCAGATTGCAGGCCATAAATATAAACAATGAGGCTGTAACTGCTATCGAGGCAACAAAAGACGAGATAGTAGCTCTCAATCGGGAAAGAATGTTATCAGGTAAACTTTCAGACGGATCAGCAATGCCGCCTTATTCTAAAATATCAGTTTCAGTTTACGGATATCCACCCGGTCCATGGCGATTAAAAAACACCGGTTCGTTTCAGGAAAAAATAAAAGTGAATGTTAATAGCGTTTCTTTTATTTCTACCTCAACGGATGATAAAACGGCCATGCTGATAAAAAAAGTAAACGATAAAGGTTTGGATGGAGAAGCAATTTTTGGACTGGACAAAGAGGGTAAAAAGGAATACGTGAATGATTTAAGGCCGGTATTTGTAAAGCAGGTACGCAATAAATTATCGTTATGAGCTGCATCGGATGCAACCAGGCAATAAATGAACAAAAAGCAAATGACCAAATCGTTATCCAGTTGGCAAAGGCTAAGGCAAAAGAAACAGGCCAAAGCGTCGGACTTTTTAGAGACCACGAAGGACGATTATGTATCGCAACCGGAGGTGAACCAGTGCAGCGTTATATTACACCGTTCATGTGAGGAAGTAAGTGTAAAGATATTTAAACAGTGCTTTTACCGGGGCAATTATTCAGGGCTCGGTAATGGAACACCTGAACAAATTGCTGAGGCATGGGAAGCCATTGTAAGCGAATGGAGCGGATTAATGAAAAACGATGATAGCGAATACAAGCTATCCATGGCTAATAATATTCTTGAACTACAGAAGCATGTTTTTTTTGTAGAAAGCGCCATTGCAGTTTTACAAAAATATTATGACAAGGAAATAATTGATCGGCTCATAAACGAGTGCGGATACAATGGCAACTATCCGGATGATGATAAAGAAGCTCTTTTAAAGCAACTATACCGAGTTAATTCAATGTGTAAATCGAAAGTGTACGAGTTATGGGAATTGACAGATGAGTATGATCGATTAAATAAAGCAAGTTTAGGCGAAAAGGATAGTGAGGGAGATTTTGACAGAGGAGTTCATCGGCTTGGCAAGTATCAGGGCTATCCAATAGACCAGGACAAGACAAGTATTTATGACTTAACGCAGATACACAACAATTACATAGCGGATATGACAAGCAGCTCAAGACCGCCGGAAAGTTAAAAAGCAAATATCAAATGGCAGAAGATTTAATAAGCTCGATAATAGATATAGCTGCTCTTGAAAAGCAATTTGGGATAGTCAACAAAGAACTTTCTAGCCTGGCACTCACTGTAAAGAACTTTCCTAAAATAACCATTGGTGGTGATATTAGTTCCTTAAAAGAATACACCGATAAAGCAAAGGAATTTGTTGTAGCTCAAAACAATATTGTCTCATCAACAAGTACTGTATCTGCTGCTGAAAAACAATTAAATGCTGTTCGTCAGCAAGGGATTGCCGCATCTAAAGAACAAAACAAATCACTTGAAGAAAATATTCAGGCACGAATCCGTTACCAAAATACTTTGGCAAGTGTAAAAGCAGAGGAAAAGGATAATGCCGAATTGCTAAAGAAAGGTATAATAAACCAAAAAGAATATAAAGACAGGTTACTTGAAACAGCGGTGCAGCAAGAAAAACTAAAAGTCCGCATTTCTGAGACTTCAAAACAAATAAAAGAACAAACAAAACTAAGTGAGTTTTCAAAAAATGCCCCTAATTCTACCGGGGAGGCGCAAGCTCAAAATGTTGTTTTAAAGCGGCAGGTTAGCAGGGTGAATGTAGATGATAATGAAAAAATAGCCGAACTGAATGCACTAATTGATAGAAATAATGAATTAATAGACAGTAATAGCGATAAGCTATCAAAGCAAAAAATAAATATTGGTAATTACCCAACTGCATTTTCAGGGGCATTTAAAACACTAAATAAAGAACTTGATTCCGTAAATGCAAAAATAGCAAACGGTGCTTCTGGTAAAACATTGGATGAATTAACAATGAAGCAGACGGCACTGAAAAATGCAATTTCATCTACAGGAAAAGAGTTCACATCTACATCTACACAGCAGTCTGCATTTAAAGAAGCCGCAAAACAGATTGGGGTAGTATATGGAACAAATAGCACTTTATTTAAGTCATTTAATAAAGAGGTAGGAACAGGCTCCAAGGCGCTTAATGATATTTCAAAAGAGGTGTCATCTGCAGCAGGCGGAACAGGGAAATTAACAAGGGGGTTTCAGAGCGTATTTTCAGTAATGAGGAACATTGCCAATATTGTTCCTGGTATGGGGCTCGGTGGATTAGTATTATTATTGTTAACTCCATTATCTGCATTGGCATCAAGCTTTATTGATTTATTTAGGTCTATAAGTGATGGCAAGGAAAAGGTAAGGGCGCTAAATGAGGTGAATGAAAAAGCAGTTGAAATTTATGGCAAAGAAAAGGCAAATGTAGAGGCTTTGACATCTGTTGCAAGAGATAACAATATCTCTTTGTCTACAAGACAAGAGGCATTAAAAGAGCTTATTGCTATAAGCCCAAACTACCTAAAAGGACTAACGCTTGAAAATATAGCTACAGCGGAGGGAACCAAAATACTGGATGCGTATATTGGATCACTGCAAAGGAAAGCAGAGCTAGAGGCAGCGGGAACAGTTAATGCAGAATCAAACAAAGCCGTGGCAAACTTGCAAGCGCAAAGACAAGCATTAGTCGAACTTGGAAAGACCGGGAAAGCATCTTATGGCGACCTTAGCGAGGAGCAAAGGAAATTTTTTGACAACTCAACCTCTTTGGGTAGGATAAATTTTACAGCAGATTTGTTTAATCTTGATATACCTAAAAGTGATATAGATCAGGCCTTAAAAAACATTGATACTGAATTGAAAAAGGCTGGTTTAAAAGTCAATGCTTCTATATCTGTTTTTAAAGATAAGTTTAAAGCGAATTTTGATGGAGCTGGGGCCGCTGGACAATTAGGCATTATACAGAAATTGAGAAATGAAATTGAAAAGCTAACTAAGATACAGCCAACTTTATTGAGTAAAGCAGACATTAAAACCAATGTTGCTCAAATTAAAAAATTACAGGATGAGATTGATCTATTACTCGGTAAAGAACGGGGCGCAAAATCACCACGGGCAAAATATGCAAAAGAAGATGTTGATGCCGAATTTGAAATCTATAAAATTAACCAGCAAAGAAAAATTGATTTACTGAATGAAGATTTTGCAAATGATAAAGATTCGTTTACAAACAGATTAATTCTATTATCTGACTTTTATAATGCAAGGTTATCACTAATTAATCGTAGTGAGGAAAAAGAGAAAAAGGGTAAATCTGAAAAAGAAAGGTTAGTTGTCGAAGCAAAATTTAATGATGAACGTATCCGCCTGGCAAAAGAGGTAAACGACCGGCTGATTAAATTAACAGAAGAAGCAGGGCCAAAAGCTGCGGCACAAGCAAAGATTTTAGGCGATCTGCAACTTGAAATAATAAAGAAAAATGTAAAAGAGCAGGAAGAAATTTCAAAGAAAAAGTTTGCTGATGAACTGGCAAGAGAGGCAGCACTGGCTGCAAAAAGAAAAGAGCTTTATAAGCAGCTTTATTCCGAATTGCAATCAACGATTTTCCAGTTTTTAGACGATAATTTAAAACGTGAGGAGCAAGACTTGGGTGAAAAACAAAGGGTACTCGATGAAGAAGCAAAACGTAAAATAAACAACATCAACCAACTCGGATTGAGCGAGGTTGAACGGGTTAAAGCGGTTGCCTTAGTAGAAAAACAGGCGGCATTTGACACTGAACAGATTGAAAAAAGGAAACGGGCCATTGCAGTTGAACGGGCAAAGTTCGAAAAGGCGGCAAGTATAGCAAGCATCATAGCAAGCACAGCGCAGGCCGTTGTGGCCGCATTGGGTATGAAGCCTTATACACCTGCCAACATCGGATTGGCTGCGCTTACCGGGGCAATTGGGGCCTTACAACTGGCAAAGGCAATCAGTACACCTTTGCCTAAATACGCACTCGGTACAAATGACGCTAAAAAAGGCCCGGCCATTGGTGGTGAAATTGGGCGTGAGCTAGTAATTCCAAAACAGGGGGCTCCATATTTAACCCCAGGCGTTCCGTCGCTCTTAAATCTGATGGGTGGAGAAACGATTCTTCCTGCCGACATAACAGCCAATATTTTAGCGGCTACAGGATTTCAGCGGTTATCAGGAATGAATGTCAACCAGCCAATTACAGTTGACGGCGTAAATGCTCATTTAATGGGTAAGATGCTTGGTGAGTTGAAAGATTTAAACCGTAAAAGCAGAATTGTAATTAAAAATACCGGGGCAATAGAAACAACAGCCTGGTATCAACAACACTTTAAAAATTAATGAACCCGATTCTTAAATATTTTATATTAAACAGCGATAAAAAGCCGCTATTCGAAAATGTTTCGGGGCATGTCGAAGCGGGTGAAGGTGCTACAAAGACGGACGGATCAAGTGCCAGCCTCAAGCATTCGCCCGACGGATGGAACGAAACGCTGGTTAAGTATGCCCGAAATAATAAATGGTTAGGGGTGTTTCGTGATTTCTCTATACCGTTAAATTTTGTGAAAGACGGAGCATTGATTTTAAGGGATGCCATGTGGAAAAAAGGAATTGAAGCGGTTTATTATTTAGCCATTCAAAAACTCGATCAAAACAATTTTCCTGACCGTTATTATAATTGGTACACCGGGGAGTTTGATTTTAGCAAGTTCAAGCAAACGCTTGATGGTGTTGATATTCAGTTGGTGGAAGGCGGATTAACCAAGCTCCTAAAATCAAATGAAGCTACTACCTACGAAATTGATATCCATAACGATGCAGAAAAAAAGATTTTAGCATTGGACGGGTTGCCTTTTAGGAATAAAGTGGAATGGAATGTATTTGAGGATCAAAACATACAGGGGTCAAATCAGTATGTCGGATTAGGAATTATTTCACAGGAAGGCACAAGCCAGGGTGTAGCTGTGCAGGATTCGCCTTTTGACTTTATTGATACATTCCCAAATGAAAAATGGATTTCAAATGTAATAAGCAAAACTATACCTCAAACATTCGTTATAAATATTCGTGTTGCTGTTAAGTTGGACTGTTTTGTTACGGTCAGGATGCAAAAAAGGTCACTATCAGGAACAACTACAAACTACAATATAATAAGTGGAAGCTATTTAGCTGGACAGTTAATTGATCAAAATATAACGATAACTGTTCCAATGACCGACGGAGATAAACTTTACGTAAGGGCAGAGACGCCTTTTTTAAGCACCGGGTCAACTTGGTACACAATTGAATCAGGGTCTATTAAACTGGAATATGATGTAACTTTTGACACAACTCTTTGCGAATGCCTCACATGGAAAAGATTAGGCGAAAAGATAACCGAAAAATTAACCGGCGGAAAATATGGGTTTAAATCATCTTTTTTAGATTCGCTCGATGAAACACAGCTATTAACATCAGGCCAGGCCATCCGAAAATATGGTGCTCCGTCAGTTTTTAAAACAAGCCTTTCAGATTTCTTTAAAGCCTGCCAGCGATGGGGTGTAGGGATGGGAATTGAGAACGATCAATTGATAATAGAAAAGCATGAATATTTTTTCAGGAATGATATTGCTTTTGAATTGGGCGAAGTAAGCGAGTGTGAAATATTTTTAGCTGAAGACTTGGTAATTAACACTATCAAGGTCGGCTATCAGAATCAAACCTATGACAATGTAAACGGAAAGGATGAATTTAATGTAACTCAACAATATAGCACACCAATAACCCGTGTAGTTAAAGAATTGGACCTTATATGCCCTTACAGAGCAGATATGTTTGGGATTGAGTTAACCCGGTTGAAATTATTCGGAAAGGATACGACAGATAGCTCGTCTGATAATGATACTTTTCAGGCAAATGTTTCAAAAGGTGCCTTATACAGTGTTTACAATGGGGGGTTTACTGCTGAATTAAATACCGGTAATTACTTCTTGAAGATACCGACAACAGAAACTTTGCTGAATATCGGACAGGTAATAACAATTTCAGGCGTTACGCATACCGTTTTATCAATATCTTTTCTGATTGTTGGTTATTCTTATGTAGGAATAACCGGAGTTATTACGCCAGGTTCTTACAATACAAGTATCACGGTTTACAATGCAGAGTACTACAAGCTAAATAGGCCTGCTTATTCAAGCATAACAGGGCTTATTTTCCCGGACCAGGCTTTTAATGTAGAATTATCACCTACACATTTTTTTGATGGTAACGGGGCTTATATCAATTCAGTTTTAGATACAAAAGGGATTGGTAAAATAGTTTTTCAGACAGGCGAAAAGAATAGTGTACTATCCCGGACGCTGGGAGGAGTAACAACAACCGAAAATTCTGATATTCCAATTTTTAATTTGCCGGCAAAATTATTTCTTCCTTACTACGCATCTTTTAAAACGAAAGTCGATATCGACTTGCCTGCAATAATGAGAACGAACCCATACAGCAAGATCGCTTTTTACTGGCTGGGGTTAAGAATAACGGCTTACCTATGGGATGGCGGATTTGCCCCTGCAACAGATGACAGCCAGGGGTGGAAGGTATTACTGGCACCCGATAACGATTTAACCAAATTAATATAATGGCAAACTTTACAGATATAGCTTTCATGAACCCGATTAAGTGGTATAAGAACACCGCTACACCCGGAATTCACTTAGATGATGACTTTGCAGTGAATCAGATAAAAGTATTTCAGTATAAAGTTTGTTATGCCCAAAAATGGCAATACGGCGACGCTACACCATTGCAGGTAGTTTCAACTGTGGCACCTTCTCCAATAAAGATTTATACCAGCGCAGGAAAAGAAGTAATCGGTGCAACTTTCCCATGGACATTAGTAGGAACCAGCGGAACATTGGGAGTAAATTTATTTGAGTGCAATATAAATTTCGACGCAATAACAGCCGGATTTTACCACCTGTATTTTGAAGCAAATCTATTAAGCTACTCAGCAAAATTTGTAAGTGAAAAAATCCATGTATCCGCTTTTCACAAGAACACAATGCTATTTTCTTATCGGAATTCAAAAAACATATTGGGCGTTTATTTTAATACGGGCGTAACGTTTAATTTTCGTTGTGAGTCCGCATTACTTGACTATCAGCCTGAAATGGAAGGTAAGGACTACGTTGACCAAATTTTTAACACCACTATTTTAAGTGCTACACCTTACGATACATTTAAATTATTTGTTGGAGAAGCTCCCGGCGTACCAAATTACATAGTAAAAATCCTGAATCATATTTTTTCATGTGACTATGTAAACATCAGGCGTGACCTAAACGATCCGGGTTTAGCCTATGTAAAACCGGTTGGCGAAAAATGGGAAGCAACCCGGGTTAAAGGATTCCCGCAATTTGGATGGGCAACAACTGTTCAGCCTGCAGTTAATCAAAGCGGTATTCAGTTTAACGACGATGGTAATCCGTTAACACCTGGAATTGTTACCGCTTATAATATCGGTACAGATTTATTCAGTTTGGAGCCAGTCGAAATCGTACATATCACAGATAAAACACTTATTTAAATGGTTATTAATTATCACATAAGCCCTTACCCTTCGCTCCATGAAAACATGGTGGCCAAAATTTACGAAGCAAGTTCACCAAATGCCGAGGTTCAGAGCTTTACCATATTAGAAAAAGATGGGTCAGGAACGCCAACGGTAGGAGCAGGCCATCAGGTCCCAAACAGTATATCTTTTACCGGTTGCGATATGGTGGTTCATGTTGTGAGGTTATTCACAGCATCCGGAAGCCTTTTGCATTGGTATGATGTACAGCCTACTATTGATGTGGTTACCGTATTTGATCCGATTTATTTTAAAATAGGCGATGGCGAAAGTTTAACACCGTTGGAAGGAACGAATACAATTACTAACCCGGCTTTTATTGGTTCAACTGCTTTTGATCTTTCAGTTTTTGTTGAGGGACAGGGATTTTTGCACCCTAATGTTGATTACTCAGTTTCTTACACTTCATTATTCATTTCAGGACAAGTATTCGAGGCGAATCAACGATGGAGAATATTTAAAAAGCCGTCTGTTATTACTACTTATGTGAATGATTCTGTAGTGGGCAAAGGTTTTGGCGGGTTTATTGACGTTGTAGCCGACATAGATTACATTCCCGGCCACCTTAGAAAGTTAATCAGATTATCAGGAACCGGACATTATACCTTTCCGCTTGCAACCCCTGTTCCAATTGGCTACAACCATCATTTTACGCAGCTTGGCAATGAGGCTACTGCACCAAAAATTAAATTCCTTAATGGGACTTTACTTTACGGGGCAACTCCAAAAAGTGAATTAGATATTCCTTTTGGGTCAACTGTTTGCTTGACCTGGGATGGCGTTCACTGGAATTTAACAATAAATGGAATTAAAGCAGGCATTTCCGCACCGGTTGCCGGGGATATCGTTGGCAATGGCTCTTTTCATATCGGGGATATAAGCGCAGCGGGTGCAGATACCTTTGTAACAATTACGCATGGATTTGGTCTTGCTTATGCATATATAGTATTAGCAACCTTTAAGGGAACAAATGCGAGTAAATACAATGATAATAACTGCGGGTGGTCGCTTTACGACTACCAACCCAACTCGTTTAAGTTCGCAGGGCAGGAATTTTCGACAGGTGTACAAGATATTACTTTAGATTATGTACTAATAAAAGTATAATTAAAATAAATATTGTGCCTTTAAAATAATTAAATAAATTTGATTCATGAAAAAAGCCTTTCACGGGCTGTTTTCGATTAAGAGTTTACAAAATAGAAATTTGTCACTCGCAATCTTAACGGCTCTTTTCTTTCTTTCACTTGGCGCAGGTGCGCAAACTCCTTATGATTCTACAAGGACTAAAACTTCACTATCAGGACGCATAGAATATGGTGTATTTGGCGTAAAAAATGCTTTTACAATACCATTAACAAAGCCGCAATTAGCAGTAAAAGATTCAGGTGCTATAGCTTATAGTTCAGGTAAAATATATACATGGAACGGGTATAATTGGGTTGCCCCGTCTGGCGGAGGCTCAGGATACGATTCAACCCGCTACAACTTCGATTCAACAAGATATATTAATTATGCCGGAGGTATTGGGGTTGATTCTTTTCCAGTTGCACTTGCTTATTTAAAGGCCGGGGATAATACAGTTTTTTCTTATGATGGAGACACCACGGTAATTAATTCTACCGGTGGCGTAGATTCCAACGCCATCTATCGCATAGATACAGCAGTTGATAATTCTTATGTAGACTATATAAGCCTTAAAACCATTTGGCGGGTTTCGCTTATTGGCGGTGGCGGTAGTGGCGGATCAGGCATTACATACCCAAATACGACAGCAAAGTATCTTAATGGATACGGCAATTTCCCCGCATTAAATACAGATTCAATTGGGCCGGGTAGTGTTAATAAATTTTCGCAATGGGTAAATGTTACCGGAGGATTAAACTATGCAAATAATGTAGGATTCAATAAATCATTACCTACTGAAAAAATTGACGTGGTTGGGAATATAAATGTATCACAGGATTCAGCTTATAAATACAACGGAGTAAATGTAATTACTGCTAACCCATCTTCTTTTAATTACTTTTTTGGTAATTCCGGAAACTCTACTATGACTGGGGTCTATAACATGGCACTTGGGTATATATCGCTTAATTCAAACACAACTGGCGCAAGCAATGTAGCACTTGGCGGAGAAAGTATGTATTCTAATACTACAGGAAGTGCAAATGTAGGAGCTGGAACTTCATCATTAAGATACAATACAACAGGCGAAGGAAATTCGGCATTTGGCGCTTTCTCTTTATTTAGAAATACGATTGGGAAAGAAAATGCTGCCTTAGGGAAGGAAGCATTATATAATAATTTATCTGGGTATTATAATACTTCATCAGGATTTCAGTCATTAAAATCGAATACAACAGGTTATAATAATAACTCCTTTGGGGCAGCATCGCTTAGCTTTAATACCATTGGCCATAATAATGTTGCAATTGGTTCAAAAGCATTATGGCAAGCTGTAAATTCATCTTATAACATTGCTATTGGTGATTCATCATTAGTTAATATAACATCTTCAGCAACAACATACAATACAGTTATTGGCATTGCCTCTGGTAATGGCATAACAAGCGGTTCAGGCAATACCATTTTAGGCTCAAATATAAGTATCGGAAATGTTTCAAATAACATAGCAATAGCTTCAGGTGACGGAGTAGTTAAAATACGAACCACATCAGACGGCGTAACATCTCTTTATCACGGTACAAACGTAGCCAGTGCATCCACCATAACCGCAACGGGCAACAGCTTTCATGTAACAGGCACAACAGGCATTACAAGCATTTCAGGGAGCGTGTTAACTGCCGGGGCAACAATTACTTTAATTTTTGACGGGGCGTTAACTGTAACCGATGGCAGCAATTTAATACTGGCTGGTAACCTTACAACAACAACCGGCACAACCTTAACGCTAAAGTTTGACGGAACTAATTTCTATGAACTTTCAAGATCAATCAACTAAGCATGAAACAACTCATAACAATACTTACAATCTTTCTTTCATTAACTGCAACTGCTCAGCCGGTTGTAAAGCTGGTAAAACTTGCCGGGGGCGGCACTACTGTTGACACAACAGCATTACGGGCAGATATCAACGCAAATACAGCGAGTATTTCAGGTAAATTAAATAAGTCAGACACAGCAACTATGTTAGCTAATTATCAAACTGAAATAAATGACCGTGCAAGATTATCAGCATTGGCACTTAAATTAGGCATAGCGGATTCAATTGATGCAACCGGTTTTGCAAGCAGAGGGGGGCTTACAAAAACAAGGGATAGCTTACAAACAGCGGCAAGTTTTACACCTGACCTGATAACCACCACCGCAAAAAATCAAAGCAAGTTTGTAAAGATCGCAGGCAGGAATATGATAACTGACCAGCCGTTCTACTGGACAGGAAGTGCATTTTCAGCAGCAACAAATTTTGGTGCCGGGGAAAATGCTTTACGGAATAACTCTGGCCGTGATGCAAACGGGTTTGGAATATCCGCTTTAGAAAACAATACCGCTACCTATGCAAACGGGTATGGCTCTTATGCACTTCAAAACAATAGTGGGGCTTTTTCATCCGGTCTCGGTTATGGCGTATTGGCTAATAATACAGCGTCGCACTCAAATGGGTTTGGTTACCTTACAATGCTTAATAACACCGGTAATTTTGCAAACGGATTTGGCAATTACGCACTTCAAAACAATACCGGAATTAACTGTCATGGTTTTGGATCTTATGTGCTTCAAAACAATGTTGGCCCTTACTCATCCGGATTGGGTTACCTGGTTTTGCAAAACAACAACTGGACAGATCGCTCAGCTTATGGTAACAATGCCGGTAATATTTTTACAATTGGATCAGTCAAATCATTTGTATCGGCAGATGTTAGCGGTACTACAATTACAATCACTTCGCACGGATTTGGAACTATAGGCCAAAAAGTAAATTTAAAATACGATGTTATTTCAGGAACAACATTGTCCGGGCTTACAACAGCAACCATATACCAGTTTACGATTGCATCTGCAAACACTTTAACGCTTTCAACAATAGCGGGTGCCGGAAGTGGTTCATTTACGCTTTCAAAAGATGTAGATAGAAGCAACAGCATTGTTATAGGCAATAACCAGGATAATGACAAACCAAATCAAATAAAAATAGGCAGCATTGGCAATACAGAGGTAAGGGTAGTTGGTGCGCTTAGTGTTGATAGTTTTCAATACAGAAGGTATATCGTTGAGGGTGACAGCTATTCAAATGATGGGGATGATTGGCCTTATTTGCTACCGGATTCGCTGTCTTATTTTGCAAAGGCAAGTCAAAAAAATTACGCTGTCGGGGGCGAAACCACCGCCCAAATGAAAACAGAGTACGCCACAGAGGCACACACAGCAAAACCTACTGCAAAGGGGCAGGATTACTGGTTTTTCCTTTATGCTGGTATCAATGATATTATGGCTGGTATTACAGCCGACAGCGTTTTTACCAATTTAAAATACTTATGGGGACAGTCCAGAAATGATGGGTATAAGGTTGTCGCCTTTACAATTATACATTCTACAACACTTACCTCTCCAAAAGAAACTTATAGGTTAGCGCTCAATGATTCTATCAGAAATCATCCTGAATTATATGATTTTGTAGTTGACCAGGACATACAGTTTGATCCAAGAATCGATGCTTCTGTGTTTTTAGATGCTACACACCTGAATGCAACTGGTATTGCAAAATTTACAGGCATAGTTGCCAATACAATTGGCAATTACCAGCCTTTCAAATTAAAACCAAAAGGATTAATTTCTACAAGCCCAAATGCATTCAATGCAATTTTTAAAGAGGAAGTTTATGGGCCAACAGCTATAGCGGGCGACAATAGCACTCAGCTTGCAACAACTGCTTTTGTTGGTACCGCAACTGGTAATGGTATAATTCAATATGCGGCAAATAAAGTAGGCATAAACGTAACCCCATCCACAGACGCACTTGAAGTAAAAACCCCAGGCCAAGGTACATTAAAATTTGGCGGTGCAGATGGCTTAACAATTTCGTCTTTAAATTCAGTAGGTGCCGCAAGCAATATTAATATACAGGGAGGCCTGGGCGTGCTTAGTGGCAATGTATATGCATCAAACTTTGCCGATCCTTCAACAAACCTACAATCCTTTCAGCTAAGTAGTACTGAGGCAAGTATATGGACAAATGGCAGCAAGCGATTGATCGTAACCAATAATGGAGACTTAACGGATGTATCGGGTAATTTATATCAGAAGGTAACGTATGTAACCGGCACAAATGCAAACTTGACAGCAGTTGCAAACTCAGTTAATTATTTGCCAGCGGCCACACTAAGTACAGGCAGAAACTTTATAATGCCAACGGCATCCAACGGGAATTATATCACAATCGTTAACAACGAAACAGGGTTTGCGTGGACATTCTCCGGGGAAACGGTTTACCTGGCCGATCAAACAACGACCGTTACAACAATCTTATCAAATGTTTCTACTCAGATAATTAGATTAAATAACAAATGGACAGTAATAAATTAAATATGAAAACAGTAATAACAGTAATACTAATTAGCCTTTCGTTTTTAACACAAGCGCAAGTTTATAATGGTACAAATTTATCTACAACAAACCCTTCTGTAAATGCTAAAGGGCAAATTGTAAGGCAAGCCCCAGCAACACTATGGCGTTGTAGCTTTAGCGAGGTAGGTTCAGGGTTAATTGCACCGCTCATGACCACCTTGCAAACAGGTAGTGGAATGGCAGTATCACAAGCATCAGGTAATTTAATAGTTACAACCGGGGCGTCTGCAAATAGTGAGACTATTTTTAAAAGTGTAAAATCATTTAGCGGAGCATTTACGGCAAGATTTAAAACAACTTTATCACAGCGTATAGCTAATAATAATTTTAGTTATGAATTGGCTGATTTAATTGGGGAAGGGTTATCTTATACAATAAACTCTGCAACAAGTGTAACCGTTACTTTTACCAACAATCCGTTTACATCTGCCAACGTTGGGCAGTTTATGTACCTATCTGTAATAGCAGGAGCATCAGGCATTCCCGGAAGATTTGCTATAGCAAGTGTAGCAGGACAAACAGTTACTTATACCGTAGCAGGATGGCCAGCGTCAGGGTCGGGAACTTTAACAATTTGGGGGTGGAATTATCACAGAGTTCTTTACACAGGAACAACCGCTACATCTGCTTTAGTGGATGCACAAAGGAAAGGATGGGCATCAGGTGACGCCACAATAACAACTGTCACGTCTGCATCACCCGGCCATGTGGTGCAAACTGTTTCAGATGGTAGCATGGTTGGTTATTCAGATGCTCTTGTTGCAACAAACGCAGCAGTGCAGTTCACTGCAAGAGGAAGTAGAATAGAGAACATACCAGATGCAGATGAAAATTTATTCCTTTTTATACGAGTGTTAAACGGCACAACAAATCCGGCCACCACTACAACTTTTACCATTGGGTTTCTTTCTGTAGAGGAATTTACAAATAATAAAGTTTTAATTGCAGGTGGCGAACAAAGCGGGGCAAATTACGGAGTAGGAGTGAATGTATTAAATACTCCTGCTACAACAGTAACTGGTACTATTAACCAGGGAACAGCAGCAGCAATTGGCAGTGCATGGCCTACGTATTTATCCGGTAAAAATATTAATGGAAATACCTCAACCGCAGTAAACAGTGCAGCAACAACCAATGCTGCATTTGCAAAGGCATCTGCCGGAACGATATATTCAATAAGCGCAATGAATACATCGGCAGCAACAAAGTATGTTAGGATTTATAACAAAGCAAGTGCCCCAACAGTAGGAACCGATGTGCCGGTTTTGGTAATCGCTATACCAGCAACTTCAAGTAAAGAGCTATCGTTTGGTGTAGGGTTAACATTCGGTACTGGTATAGCTTATGCAATCACAAATGCAGCAGGTGTAACAGATGCAACAGCAGTAGTAGCAGGAGATGTACAACTTTTAATAAACTGGCAATAATTACAATATGATAATAGCAACAATTTTATTTCTTCTCATACTCGCTGCAAAGTTGTGGTATGATTTAAGGCAATGGAAAAAGAAAGTGGCAATAAATCACAAGATTGAAATAATTATTGTGGGAATAGTATGCGTACCTGTTGCAATTTTGGCGGCTCAAAATTCAGCCGCCAATTTCGTGTTTGCTTTACCGTTGTCAGTTATTGCAATGGCTTGTTTTTGGTGGCCGGTATTCGATATTGCTTACAACTTACTCAGGCGTGAAAAACCGTTCTTTACCGGGTCAGAGGACGGCAAGGACGATGCAAAGTTTGATAACTTTTTGCAAAGGTTAAAACTTTGGCAGCATGTAGGAGTTAAGGCGCTTTGTTTTGCGCTTTCATTGTTCATTTACTTTAAAATATTGAATTGAAATTATTAGTATTCATATTATTCCCGTTCGCATCATTTGGCCAGGCATTCTTAGGAATGGAGGCCACAACAAAAGGTGCCGGGTGGGCAATTGGATACAAGGCCAAACAAGCCGAAGTAACGTTTAATTATCGCTTGCCCTTAATGAGTGCCACCGTGCCGAATACAAGTTCTTTATTAATCGGGTATTCGCTCAATGAGCATTTAACAGCGAGTATCGGTGTAGGCTATTACCGGGTTGAAAGTTTAGCAGATTACAATGAAGCAAATAATTATAAGATCGCAAAAATAACAGAATGGCACCCGGCTTTTCGGATTGAGGCCGGAACCAGGTTGAACGATGGAAGGTTATTTATTGCGGCTAATTTTTGCAAAATATCATGGGCCTCATTTGGGTTTAAAACTTACATACAATGAAAAACATTTTAATTATCATTTTTTTACTGGCTGTATTCAATTGCGGAGCTCAAACAACCGCCCAACAAATTGCAGATTTAAAGGCAAAGAACACCGCAATGCAGACAAGTATTTCTCAGATAAATACGGCCATGGTGACGCTGGTTGTATTGTACGCAGAGAAGGATAAAAAGATTGAGCAATTAAGTGATTCGATCCGGGTATTAAGAGAAAGCATCCCGTCTCTTGTAAAGAGCAATCAGAAAGTTTCTTACCTGCAAGGAAACATAACTAAAGTAAATGATTCAACTTTTTTAATCAAATGATAAAGCTACTCACCATATTACTTTTGATTTCATCCACATCCGGGGCGACAGACTACTACGTGGACTTTACCGGTGGCAATGATGGCAACGCAGGCACTTCAACCGGTGCAGCATGGAAAACAATCAATAAAGCGAATACTTTTAGCTATCCGGTAGGCACCCATACCATTTATTTAAAACGTGGGGAGGTGTGGAATGAGGCGTTTATCCCTAACAGGAACGACATAGGCATTGATGCTTATAGCACCGGAAATCTGCCAACAATTTCAGGGTTAAAAACACTAACAGGATGGACAAATGCCGGGGGTGGAATATGGTATGCAGATGCAGCAGAAGCCGTTGGCCAGTTGCAAATTGTAACGATCGACGGTGAATTGCAAAGAATTGGCCGGACGCCAAACGTAGACAGCGCAAACGGCGGTTATCGGACTTATGAATCAACCGCCGCAACTCCTTCCATAACAGACAATCAGCTTTCAGGAACCCCAAACTGGACCGGGGCCCAGGTTGTAATTCGCAAATGGGATTGGGTAATTGATACAGGCCGCATTACTTCACACTCAGGTAATACAATCATTTACGATAACCCATCCCCCCACCTTGGGAACGTAAATTATGGTTACTTTATTCAGGATGACATTCGCACACTCGATCAATACGGGGAATGGTTTATTGATAAGGCTACAAAAAGACTATCTATTTACTTTGGAGCAGTAAATCCAAACACGAAAGTTATCCAGTATTCAAATCTTAATTACCCGGTCATGCTGGGAGGCGGCGGAACCGGTTACACAGCGCGAAGTGGGATTACCATCCAAAATGTAAAGATTGAAGGCGCTAACCAGGTAGCAATTTGGAGCCAGGACGGGAGCAATATAACACTGAAGAATTGCGAACTGAATAATAATAAACGAACTTCCTTTTTTTGGTTCATATCAAACCTTTTGGTTGAAAATAATTTAGTCACAAACTCACTTTCAGACGGAATCAGTGCGTTAAACATGAATACCGGCACCACTACTATACTCAATAACACAGTCAGCAAAATCGGCTTATTTGCAGGCATGGGACGGTCATCAGATGATATGGATAATGCTATTTCAGTAGGAAGCGATTACGGGGCAACAGTTCAGGGTAACCGGGTGGATTCAGTAGCTTTCAATGGGATCAAATTCAACGGGAATGATATACTGATAAAAAATAATTGGGTTACAAAGTTTGGGATGATAAAAGGGGATTGCGGGGGTATTTATTCTTATGCAGACGTGACAAAAACAAACCGCCTTGTTGACGGTAATATAGTAACGGACGGAATAAACACCGGTTACGGTGTGCCAGCCCATGCAGCAGATGAAGGTAGTTGTCATGGGCTGTATTGGGATGGGGCAAGTAAGTATATAAAGGCAATAAATAATACAATCGTAAACATTCCCGGCGGCGGGGTTTTCGCAAATGAAATATCAAACTGCAGGTTTAGCGGAAACGTTATATATAATGCAGCCAGCGGGTTTAAATTACAGCGTTTCCCCGGTGCTCCTTTAATGCGAAATGATACGATCACGCACAATATCGTTTACGGCACAATCAACAATATATTTTACTGGAACGGCTCACTGAATGACCCTGTAACGGTGGATATCCAAACTGATTTCCGGGCAATATTTAACCATCTGGATTCTAATTATTACCGAACAGATGCAACAAAACCATTTCATTATTGGTATCACGCAACAGCCGGTGGAACATTTATTGACGGCGTACCGATGGACCTTACAACCTTTAAGGCATTCAGTGCGAAGGAAGCAATCAGTGTTAACCTGAGTACTGAGGCGCACACATTCCAGAGTAATACAACAGCAGCGCCGGCATTGTATAGTTTTAGCGGGTACAGTAAAAAAGATGCACTCGGGAACGTTAGAAATAACAGCACCTACATACCCGCTTTTTCATCAATGCTTTTTTATGCAAATGGAACTATTAGTGTAGGCCAAACACATAAAATATTTGGGTATAAAATAATTCCTTAATTGACAAAAGATAAAACCATACGGAAATTTTTCATTTGCCTGGCGCTTGGAATATTCATGTCTGCTTTTAAAGTTGATTTCAAAGACATGGAGCCGATTGATATTGTGAAAGCAATGCTACTTTATAACATGGCCTACTTTTCAAATGGGGTATTTTTCGGTATTGGTAACGGGGTGGTAGATTTTATAAACCAATTTATTAAAGATTTAAAAAAAAAGAAAGATGAGTTTTTCGGATATAAGCGCAGGAACAGCAGCCGTCTCATTTATCAGTACCGTTTTTTTTAACGTTCCTGACTGGATGTTTAACCCGTGGGCGTTTCCTTTTGTGGCAATAATCACAACAGTAATAGCCGGGTTATTATCAAACAAGGTGGCAGAGTGGACAAAGGCTTTCCAATCATGGCTTAAAGAGTTAATATATGGCTATTGATTGGTCTACCATTATACCAAAGGGGGCAATTTCCGGTGTTGTTGGGTGGATTGTAGTAAAGTACAGAAAACCAGCTTTTGAATGGGCAAAGAAAATGTACAATATGCCAGCGGAATACGAAAAGCAAAAAAAAGAAATTGATGAGCTTAAATCTAAGGCTGTAATATCTGAAAATGTACAACATGCGGTATTGAGAGTTTACAAGAACCCTATTTTCAGGCTTAATGAAAAGATGGAATTCAATATTGTAAACCCGGCTTTCTTTGAAATGACAGGCTTTAACGATCTGCAAAGTGTATTGGGAATGCGGTTCATGGTGGCTATCCCGGATGAGGATGCGGTACGGATAGAAAAGATTGTAGAAGAAGCGATTAAGCATCCTGCCAGCTACAATAAAGACATTAGGATTAAGCATATTATAACCGGGGTAATAGTAGACGCAGTGTGCAGGATGGAGCCAATAAGAAATGAAAAGGGCGAAGTGATTGAAATTATAGGGCAAATATTCGACAAAAAGAAATTATGAATGGATCTTATTACCTATGCAATGACCGTAGCAATAAAGGCTTTACGGTCGCTAATTTTCGGGCTATCACTATATGCGCTTTTTAAGATTGCCCAGAATTATAAAACGGTTTTTAAACGCTGTAAAATATTAAAATTTAAATATGGCAAAAGAAAAAAAAGTAAAACTGGTTGATGATCCACCACCACCTCCAACAACATCACCGGAGGAAGAATCACCAATTCCGCCGGTAAACCCTCCTATTAAACCAAGAGGTGTTTAAATGTGGGAAATAAAATTTGATAGAAGAGACAGGATACTGGCTGGCGTAATTGCGTTAGCTTATGCACTTACATTAGTGCCGTCCATCATGTGGACTTTATGGCCACCGGCCTTAACCACTTACGTTAACCTTTTCCTGTTTCCTTCTTGTCACGAAAAAATAACGATTGCCTGGTGGTTTAAGAATTTATTTGACCTGAATTTATGGATAATTGTTTGGCTTGTGCTGGCAATGGTTTTAAAAAGGTATTCCCGGTTTTGGTTTTTCATTTGTGCGCTGGGAGTTGAATATCATATTATGGATTTCCTTTCGTTCATCTGTAACTATACCGCAACAATAGAAACATATTTTTTCAATGCAGTTGCCGATGCAGTGATAATCATTTGGTTCATATACGGCAAAAAAGAAAGCAATTTAAAAGCAGTTTAAAATATAAAATTATGAAAGAATTTTGGTCAATATTACTCGGTACACTTTCGGGTGTACAGTTTTCAGCAATACTTTTTATTGCCTGCCTAACGGCGTTTACAATGTTTCTCATAGGTACTACCAAACGGGACCCAAACAGCATAAGCAGCCCGATTAAATTTAGTTGGTCGTACTTCCTGAGTGATGAGATAAAAGGCTTAGTCAGTAGCTTTTTATTAATCATTCTGTCAATCAGGTTTTCTCAAAAATGGATTGATCCGGAAAACAATGCATTGGCCGGGTTCTTAATTGGCCTTATCAGTAAAAAGCTGGCTTCAATATTTATTATCATTCAGGAATTTGTTTCGGACATGGTTAAAGATAAATTTCCTGCTAAAAAGTAATTTATGAAAAACAAAAATTTTGCGATGCTAATAGCTGTCTTACTTGGGGCACTGTTAGTGTTCGTTTTTTCCGGATGCTACACAGACAGCAAGGCAACCAAACAGGTACACAAGGCGATTGATAAAAAGCCGTTGATTGCGCTTCCAATATTTAGGGGAGAGTTTCCATGTGTTACAACCGGGACCATCCGGATAATAGATAGCACGGATTATAAAATATGGAAGGATAGTGTTGACAAGGTAAATGCGTTTTATGGCGAATTGCTGGCTAATATAGAGCCTGAGATTATCCATGAGACGGATACACTTGATTGCGACCA